TCAGACTGAATAGAATCAATCAGAAATGGATCGAGTTGCTCAAACAGTAATTGTGATACTCTAGATCCAAATCTAGGATTAAATAGTTTTTCTCCAGGAGTTGTTAATACAATATTTTTGATCGATTGCTTAATCGACTCTTCATTTGTAACGGTACTAATATCATTAGTAAAAGGATTTCTCACCATACCAATATTCAGATCTTTAAAAGATCTAGATTTTTTAAAATCTTTACTAGTAATTGGTATTGATGCCATTACATCCTCTCTACATAATCGTCAAAACCACGTTTACCACCACACCATCTAGAAAATCTATCTGAAGGTGGAGTATTTGGTTTTACTCTATTCAGATACTTATCTGATCTAGGATCAGTGATTAGTGTCATTCCTGAATTCAGGAATTCTTTACCCTGATCGGGGATGGGGTTATTTGCCATGAGTTAAGTCCTGTTTTTACCAGAACTTTTAAAGGGGTTGCTATCCCTACATATTATTTATCGCCCTTGACCACGATAACGCTTCTTTGCAGTATTTCGTGAAGTGGCAGAATACTTAGTATTCTTTGATGCCCCTTGACGAGTAGTTTTGGGTTTACCTGGCATAAAATTTTTGCCAGAAAGACCAACTTTTGCCCGAGTTGCCATAATTAAGCTCCGATAACGACGTTTGGGGATCCACCAGAAATTTTTGATAAGCATGGGGGTCCTAGTGGATCACCAACCCTACATGCTCGTTTGCCATTAATCCATACAGTTGCACTAGTGGCAGTTGCTTTACGAATGTGTGCTCCACCTCCAGCAACGTCTTCAGCACACAAAACAGATGTTGGGCATGTGATAAAGGGAGGAGTTGGAGGCTCCTTACATGCATACATCACAGTTTGAGTGCAAGTTCCTGGATGATTAGTTAATACATCTTGATCCAAAATTGGAGGAATACCATTAATTAATACTGTTGGATTAACTGGTTGTAATGGAAGTTGCGGAAATCCAATCCAAGTATTGAATGGATCCATTGCAGCAACACTTTTTTTAGGCACTGCTTCACATGGTGTGTAGCATGTGACCGTAGCATGTACATTTGCTGGCACACACCTACCATGTCCTGAGCAAGTCCCCCTGTATATTGCGGCTCCCAACCCTGCCATTATAGTGTCTCCTCCGATTAAATGTCAAATGGATTTCCGTATGCATCTACTGCACTCTTATATGTATTCGCAGCTCTTGTTATATTATGTCTAATTGCCATTGATCCACCAGCACTCCAACTTTGGCATCCTGGTCCTAGAAGGGGCGATACGGTGTATGTGTATGAAGAGACCGCTCCAGTGGTCGGATCGGTCTCAGGGGCGCTGCTAGATGCCCCTGGTGGAGGACATATAGTAGCATCACAACTATTTTCTGCAGCGTCACAACCAATAGTAACTGAGATACTAGCATCCTGTCTAGTATCTGGTCGGTATTGAGTTATAAGATATTTCGTGTAGGTTGATGCTTTGGGTAAATCACTAAATCTGCGTTGCACTGCTTCAATTTTAACTTCTCTCTGTCGATCATAATCTGGTACATTTTCTTGAGTCAAATTATCAAATGATTGAATGACCGCTGCATTCAAATCATTCGTAGATTTTTTAATCTGATCTCGATAAACGTCACTTAACTCCAAATCTTCTGGTGGATCAAAATTATATTCTTCATAAGTAGCGCGTAATTTATCAACTTCACCCTTTCTAAACAACCTTTGAGGTAGTTGAGTCACTCTATCGCGGGTAGGATCTTTTAAAACGTCAGTATTATCCTTTACAATGTTTGTAGATTGTGGTTCATATGCACTTCTGCGGAGATTTTCAGATTCTTGGACCGTTGGATCCTCCAATCTATTAATAAATTCAGGAAAAGTGCCCAATTCGCGCACTTTTTGGTAATATGGATCAGTTCCAGCATCTTCTTGACTGATTCCATCAAAAGTTTTTGTGTTTAATTCCGTATATACGTTTGTAATCCACACTTTTGGCGGGTTTGAAGAGCTATATCCGCTTCCTGCATTGACAATTTCAAGTGCAGAGATCGATCCTCCACTAAAAGTTGCCTTAACTTCCGCACTTTTTCCAGTTGCAAGGAAAGGAGGAGTAATAAAAACGTTTTTATCCCCAGAAATTGAATCCCAACCAGATCCACCATCATTAATAGTGAGTCCAGTTATCCTTCCATTGGTAATTTGCACGCCAATGTCAGGTTGCAGCACGGTATTATACACATCTGGAGATCCAGAATCGATCGAATGAGTCGTGTATTGAATAGATTTATCTAAAAATTCATACAATCCAATAAGACCACAGCGATCTACGATTCCATATCCAGCAACAACGGTAATAACATGGTTTCTGCTTGACGTATATTGCGAATCTTTTGTAAAATCTGATCCCTCTCCATCAAGATAGACCACATGATAAAGAAAATTATCTAAATCCGTATGAAATGTGTCCGTAACTGTGTGCCCATTAATAGTATCACCTTCTCCAAGCACGTCAAATCCGCCCTGAGATGACACAGTTTGCACTGGACCCACTGCAGTAACCTTAAGATCGACTGAAATTGTGGTAGTTGTTAAATCTTCATGGGTATGAGTGTAACTTAATGTGAAAGTATCATTAACAGCATAGTTCTGTCCTGGACTCAAAACCTCTTGCAATTCCCATCGAGTGCCAGTAAATGTTAAAGTTTGAGCAGTATCATCAATAATTGGTTGAATTTTTACCTTAATTCTCAATCCTTGTTTAGTTCCACTCTCTAAATCAGTGCCTTCATAAATTACAAACGTAGAAAATGACTCATCTTCATCTCTCCAGGGGTTTTGAGTCGTTTCAATAGGATCTCCACTATAAGTAACCTCATCCCAAGCATCGGCATCAATACCATCAGGACTATAAACTAGGTTAAAGTCTGTGCATCCATTAGGTAATTCAGTTGATAATTGATCATATCTGAAAATAATTTTGTTACTATCAGTGCCAATGCCAAATATTGTGGGATAGGGAGCGTCTGGATCTCCAGTCTCATCTGGACCAGAATGAGAATAACTACAATATGATTTCTCTGGTGTGCATGTTATTCCTGTGCAAGGAATACAACGTGTGCCCCCAGCAGAAGAATCCTCTAAAGGAAGACTCGTAACGGGATCTGTGCCTCCCGTAGTGGTTCGAGTCTCTTCTTCGATGTAATAGCATAGATCACCAACATTACCTGCTCTGGGACCCATATCCCAAACGTAGATAAACCATGTGTCACTATCCATTTCTGCGAAGGATAACTCATTCGGCACATAATCAAAAGTAATACTACCTGAAGACAGACCACAAGCAAGAGGAGAAGTGAGTTTTCCACAACTTGCTGGATTGCCAGTGCCTGCATTAGAAGGTGATGTATATGATCCAGTATTTGCCAACTCCAAGACACTACCATACATTAAAGCATTTCGTGATCTTTCATTAATATCACCTGCATTAGAATTAATATCTGGATATGATTGAAATATAGTCAATCCTGCAGCATTTGAGCTTGTAGGAACTCTTGTGGCACAGTGATTACCACTACCTCGTCCACCAAAGACTCCCGCAGAAGAGCAAATATCCCCATCAGTATGACAACCCATTTATTTGGTCTCCTCTAATCGTTTGTAAATCAAGTCTAAGTTTTCTTTTATTGTAAGGTAATCTTCTGATCCAGGTGGTTTATATTGTACTTTATCAACTGTAAGGAGTTTGTTATGTGCCTCAATCAATGCACTAAGTGTCTTTTCAATATCAACAACACGATCAGCAAGTTTTAAAATGCAGTCATTAATAATATGGTGTGCATCCTCATTTGCTGATACACATTTAATAATTTCTTCTTCAGTCATACTTTAAGTGTAAACGCGGTGGACTGTGGTTTTCGCTGTGGTCGCGCTGGGCATTATTCTTCAACTTTCTTGAGAGTAAAACTCCCAGTGACATCATCAACCTCAAATTCTAACTCATCTCCGATATTCCATCCAAGATCCTCACAGACATCATCAGGAATTGGAAGGACCAACTCACCAAATTCATCCTCTTCGATAGTGATTGTGAATCTCTTGGACATATTTTTATAACCTATTAACTTGTGGATTATCTGACGGATTATCTAGTTTCCACTCCTCCCATGCTGCTAGGACATCATTAGCGTCCTTTGTCAGTCCAGCACTGGTGCAATAGTCAGCACAGGCATAAAT